GCTGCAATTGTAACAGATCAATTTAGAATATTAAACGCAAGTAATTTTGTAGACAACGTTACAGACTCTAATAATTCTTACTATGTGTTTGTTGGTCTATCCAATCCAACTACATCAGGGTTTGGTAGAAAGACAGATTTTAATACTGATACACCAAGTCCAACTGATAATATTGACTACATTAATTTTGTAGGTGATAATATGTCATTTGGTAAAAAGGTAACATCTGATAATGTAAGGAGACTTGTAAGAAAAATATCTTGGTCAAGAGGAACTAAGTATGAAATTTATCGTCATGATTACAAGTTAGAAAATAGATCCCCCAATACTGGTTCTGCAAGATTGTATGATGCAAATTACTATGTAATGAATAGTGATTTCAAAGTGTATATTTGTATTGATAATGGATCCTCTGGCATCAATACAACTGGTAATGCTTCACTTGACGAACCTACATTTACAGATTTAGAACCATCTAAGGCTGGTACGAGTGGTGATGGATACTTATGGAAATACTTATTTACAGTATCTCCTAGTGATATTATCAAATTTGATTCAACAGACTTTATATCTTTATCCAATAATTGGTCAACATCAACAGATTCTCAAATAGTTGCAGTCAGAGACAATGGTGATTCTGATGTAAATAACAATCAAATTAAAAAAGTATATATTGAAAATCAAGGTAACGGATATACAAATGGTACAGGTCAAGAGGTAGCAATCTTAGGTGATGGAGAAGGAGGTAAAGTCGTAATTGATGTTGTAAATGGTAAAATTACAAATGCAGTTGTGTCCTCTGGAGGAAAGGGATACACATATGGAATGGTTGACCTTGGAGCGATTGGAAATCAGAGTGCAAGTATAAAAGCCAATTTAATACCAATAATTCCACCATCAAAAGGTCATGGTCATGATATTTACAAAGAGTTAGGATCTGATAGGGTTTTAGTATTCGCAAGATTTGATACATCAACAACTAATGATTTTCCTACAAATACTAGTTTTTCTCAAATAGGAATTTTAAAAAATCCAACCTCTATAGGATCAACTTCATTATTTACTGATCCTACATTTTCATCTGTTGGTGCACTAAAACTTGCCACAGTGAATAGTGTATCTCCCACAATTGGAGAAACATTAAGTCAGGTTGTATCTGGAGGAACAGCAAAGGGATTTGTAGCTGCATATGATGTAGAAACACAAGTCATAAAGTTTGTTCAGGATAGATCAAACTTTTTAAATCCAAGTTCATTTGATACAATAGATCATGTTGGAGTATCAACTTTTTCTAAAGTTCATGCTTTTGAATCCAACGCTAATCCAGTAAATGGTGGAACTAGTGGATTTCAAGGATCTATTGATACTGGGTTTACTGGGGTAAGCACCAACCCTTCAGGAACTAAATTAATATCTCTTGATACACAATTCACAGCGGGAGTTGCTAATCCAGAGATAAATAAAAAGTCAGGTGATATAGTATATCTTGATAATCGACCATTGATTACAAGAAATGCTAGACAAAAAGAAGATGTCAAAATTATTCTAGAATTCTAAAAAATGCCTCAGAAAACGAATTTAAATATTAATCCATTTTACGACGATTTCGATAAGAATGAAAATTTTTATCGTGTGTTGTTTAAACCTGGTTTTCCAATACAGGCAAGGGAATTAACGCAGTTACAATCAATATTACAAAATCAAGTAGAATCTTTTGGTAGTCACATGTTCAAAGAGGGATCAATGGTGATTCCTGGTAACATTAATTATAATGATGCTTATAGTGCTGTAAAAATAAATCCCGACCATTTAGGCATTGATGTAACAGTCTATACAAAGCAATTACATGGTAAAAAACTAAGAGGTCAATCATCTGGGGTTGAGGCTATTGTTGATGACTGTTTTTTCCCAACAGACGGTCCTGAGTATACTGATGTTACATTATACGTTAATTACGTTACATCTGGAGAGGATAATGAAGTATCTAGTTTTGAAGATGGTGAAATACTTATATTAGAAGATACGATTACTTATGGAAATACAACAATCTCATCAGGTGAAACTGTAGCAACTTTAATTAGTGAAGATGCTACAGCGACTTCATCAATAGTATCTATAGGTGAGGGAGTTTATTTTATAAGGGGCACGTTTGTACAAGTTAGTAATAGTAAAATTGTTTTAGATCCATATACAAATAATTCTTCATATAGAGTTGGACTTACAATATTAGAGGAAGTGATATCTGCTAAAGATGATAAATCACTGTATGATAATGCTAAAGGTTTTTCAAACTTTGCAGCACCTGGTGCTGATAGATTAAAGATCACAGCAACATTATCTAAAAAATCACTTAATGATAATGATGATAAAACATTTGTTGAACTTATAAGAATTGATAACGGGGAAATTAAAGTATTAAAAGAATCATCAAGTTATAATATAATTAGAGATTACTTTGCGAAGAGAACTTTTGATGAATCAGGGAACTATGCTGTTGAAAATTTTGAAGTTAAAGTTAATGAATCATTAAATGATAGACAATCTAACGAGGGAGTATATTTTGAGGGACAGCAAACAGAACAAGGAAATACACCTTCAGAAGACTTGATGGCGGTCAAGATATCTGCTGGAACTGCTTATGTTCAAGGATATGATGTTGATTTTGTAAATACTACTATTTTAGATGTTGAAAAACCAAGAGATGTTTTAAAAATTAATAATACTCAAGTTCCTTTTGAGTTTGGAACTAAGATTAAATTAAATAATGTTCATGGAACACCACAAATATTACTGTCAACCACAAATACAATTCAGTTGTATGATAAAAGAAGAGGATCCTCTGTAACAGGTGCTAATGGTAATAGAATTGGTGAAGCAAGGGTATACATGCATAATTTATCTGATGCTTCATATTCAAACGCAGCAACTGAACACGATTTATATGTATTTGATGTGCAAACATTTGTAGATCTTGATGTTAATACTGCTTTAAGTCCACTACAATGTCCAGCAGCATCCTTTGTAAAAGGTAAAAGTAGTGGAGCAACAGGTTTTGTTGAAACAAATGTAAATAATACTACTGCAGTTAAACTAACACAAACATCAGGAACATTTGTAAGCGGAGAGCAAATAATAATAAATGGCGATGAGTCAATCGTAAGATCAATAAAGTCATTAAAGATAAACAGTATTAGAGATGTAAAGTCTGTATATCAAGACACTAGTTCTATAACTGGATATGCAGCAGATTTTGGTGGGGATGTTGTTTTACAAAAAACAGCAATAACAGGTTTAGGTGTAGCAGATCAAATTCAAATTGCTACTAATGGAGTAATAACTGGTACATCTCCAGTTATCAGTGGTTTAAAAGTTGGAGATATTATTAAATATCCAGTTGCTGGTCAAGCAGTGGAAAGTTTTAATCGCATTGAAAGTGTGGGTCTGACCACTGCAAAGGTTGAAGCTGTTCAGTCTGTAAGTGGCGTATGTGTAGGAGCACTACCCTCAGCAGCAGTTCAAACAAACGTGCTTGTTGGATCACCAATAGTATCTGATAAAGGTGGTTTATATGCACATGTAGGTAGTGATAATGTATCTACAGTCAATCTAGGGAATTCAAATTTAACGATATCAAAACAGGTAACTGGTCAAGCAACTAACGCAGTTACAGGTGCTTTAAGTATACCTATAACTAATGCAAGTATAGGATTAACCAGTGCCCTATTTGAAACATTTGATGCTGAAAGATATTATGTCGCTTATAGTGATGGATCAATTGAGGATCTTACATCAGATCAAGTTACCCTTGGTTCTGGTGGAGCAACAGTTGAATTTACTGGATTAACAGCAAATCAATCGAACGTTGTTGTAAATGTTACCACCAAAAAGATAGGTATTCAAAGTAAAAAGAAAGAATTCATAAGAAGTGAAAAACTAACAGTTAATGGAACAGTATCTGCTGCATCAACTGCGTCGAGTGGACTAACAACAAGCACATACTTTGGTTTAAGAGTTCAAGATGAAACAATATCATTAAATTTACCAGATGTAGTAGAGGTTGTCGCTGTATATGAATCATTAGACGCATCCGCACCAACTTTAGATTCACTATCATTTCCATCAGGTTTAAATCTTGATACATCTTCCATATTGGGAGAAAAAATTGTAGGATCCACTAGCGGAGCTCTTGCACAAATAGTAACTAGGTCATCAGCAACTAAGGTTGAAATTGTTTACCTCAATTCATCTAAATTCGTAGTTGGGGAATTATGCACATTTGAAGAGTCTAACATAATTTCTGTGCTTCAAGTTATTGGTAATGGTAATTTCCAAGATGTGACACCAAATTACAATTTAGATAAAGGTCAAAGAGATCAGTACTATGATTACTCTCGTATCGAAAGAACTAATGATTATGTACCCTCAAGACAGTTACTTATTATATTCAATTATTTTGAAGTTCCTAGTAGTGATACTGGCGATGTATTTACCGTTAATTCGTACCCATCGGAGTCATTTAAAAATGATATACCCCTTACTGATAGTGGTGTAAGAATTTCAGACACCTTAGATTTCAGACCAAGAGTTGCTAGATTTACTGCAACGAACACATCACCGTTTACATTCTCAAGTAGAGATTTTTCAGCGTCAACAAATCCTAGTCTTACAGTAACTCCACAAGAGAGTTCTTTAATTGGATATGAACACTATTTACCAAGAGTTGATAAAGTTTCATTAACTAAAGAAGGTGTGATGAGTATAGTGAAAGGTGTATCATCAGTTGATCCAAAAGAACCAGCAGGTATTGATGAATCAATGCATATAGCAACTATCACTCTTCCTGCTTATCTTTATGATGTACAAGATGCAATAATCAGAGCAGTTGATAATAAAAGATATACAATGAGGGATATTGGTAAACTTGAAGATAGGATAGAAACTTTAGAAGAAACCACATCATTATCCTTATTAGAACTCGATACAAAAACTTTCCAAGTTAGAGATTCTGATAATTTAGATAGATTCAAATCTGGATTTTTTGTTGATGATTTTAGAGATTCATTACGTCAAGATCCTTTAACAAAAGGTTTTAATGTTGTTGATGTGGGAGAATTTACTACAGCAGTAGATCTTTATACTATAGCACCTGAACCTGCCCTAGAACCATCAATAAATGTAGATACTGCAGATTTTAAAGCCAATTTAGAATTACTAGATTCTAATGTACAAAAAACTGGTAATCACATCACTCTAAAGTATGAAGAGGTTACATTATTAGATCAACCTTTAGCATCAAGAGTTGAGAATGTAAACCCATTTAATATGATTGAAGTTGAAGGAATTATACGTCTTAATCCAGATGCAGATGCGTGGACAAGAACTATAAACACTGCATCATCAAAAACAAGAGTTGTTGTAGGACCAGACATTGTATTACAACACAATACTAGAATTCCTAGAAGAAATGATGTAATTAGAAGAAGAAGAAGAGGGTGGTTCCGTCGCCTATTATTTGGTCGTCGTGGAGGTGGAACTAGACCACATCCAGGTCTTGATATAGGTAATGGGCAACGACTTTTCCAAGAGAATATTCGAGGTGATAGAGCTCTTGTAAGATCATATGTAGAAACAATTCAAGGTCCGATCACTGCCGATACTCATATTAGATCAAGAAATGTAGCATTTAATGCATTTCAATTAAGACCTTTACAAAGACATTATGCTTTCTTTGATAATACAAGTGGTATTGATATTGTTCCAAAATTAATTGAAATTACAATGACCTCTGGATCATTTGTGATAGGTGAAACAGTAAAAGGATTTATTGGTGGAAATCACCTGTTTAGTGCAAGAGTATATGCACCTAACCACAAAACTGGTCCTGCTACATCTCCAACAACAACTTATAGTTTAAATCCTTACGATAGAACTGTCGAACTACCATCTGTGTATTCCTCATCATCAACTATTCTAAACATAGATATAGATTCTTTAGTTGATGAAGTATTAGGAAGGTATTTTGGATTTGTAACTGAAGGTATGACTCTACTTGGTGAGACAAGTGGATCACAAGCAAGTGTTGCGAGTGTTAAATTAATAGCAGATACTTTTGGAGATATAAATGGTGCATTATTCTTTAGAGATCCATTTACAGACCCACTACCACCACTAAGATTTACTGTAGGTACGAAAACTTTTAAACTCACATCAAGTAGCACAAATGCTACTCCATTACCAGGTAGTTTATTAATTAGTGCTGGTGAGACAACATACGATGCGAATGGTTTAGTAAATCAATTATCAAGACAGAGAGTAAATGTCTTTAGACCTATACGAAGAAGGAGAAGAAGAAGAGGACGTAGACATAGTGATCCTTTAGCACAATCATTTACAGTTGATGCAAATGGAGCATTTCTTTCTTCAGTTGACTTGTTTTTTGCAAATGTAGATCCATCCACAAAAATTACGGTGCAAGTAAGACCGTTGCAATTAGGTATTCCAACAGAAAATTTAGTGGAAATTAATGCAGAAGTTGCTATAGAACCATCTCAAATTGTAACTTCCACTGATGCTTCTATTGCAACAAACGTAAAATTCCCATCACCAGTTTATCTTGAACCAGAACAAGAATATTGCATAGTTCTTCTTGCTCCAACATCAAATCTATATGAGGTTTGGTGTGCTCGTATGGGAGAAAGAACTGTCAATACTACAACATTACCTGATGCTGAGAGTGTTATTGTTACTAAACAATATATTGGTGGTAGTTTGTTTAAGTCACAAAATGGAACAATTTGGACTGCTAGTCAGTTTGAAGATATGAAATTGAAGATTTATAAATGTAATTTTACTGCAAGTTCAGGCACAGCGTTCTTCTATAACCCTAAACAGGAACTTGAAAGTGCTTCATCTAAATTGAATGCAGATCCAATAAAAACTTTACCACGTAAATTAAAGGTAGTCATATCAGATACTACTGTAATGAATAATATTCTAATACCTGGTGCTAAAGTCAGTGATGAAACTGATTCAACAGCAATCTCTGGTATTATTGAAAATGCGGGTGGAACTGCTAATGCGATGACCAAAACTAATGTAGGTGTTGGTTATTCGCAGGGAACTTATACATCTGTTCCTTTATATAACATTACTGGATCTGGATCAGGTGCTACTGCAACTATTGTGATCAATGCTCAGGGGACAATTAATTCCGACCCATCAAGCATCAGTGGTGGATCGGGTTATGTGATAGGTGACGTATTAGGTTTAACAACTAGCACGATGGTCAAAGGATCTGGTGCACAAATAACCGTCACAGGTTTATCAAATAGAAATACACTTTATCTTACAAATGTACAAGGCACAGACTTTACTGCGAATCGCCCTCTGGTTGTATATAATGGTAGCAGTGCTGTGGCTATGGCTGGTACTACTATTACAAGCTCAAATGTAATTAATGATTTATACGCTGGTGATGTAATTGAAGTTTCACAATCAAGTCATGGTATGCATGCTGATACTAACTTAGTTAAATTGTCTGGTATTAAACCAAATACTGTACCAACAACAATTTCATCAGCGTTAGGTATAAATGATGTAAGCGTGTCAGTTGCTGATACCACGATTTTCGGAACACAAGAGGGTATTTCTACGGGTGCAGGATACGCACAGATAGGTGGTGAAATAATTTTCTATTCATCAATAGTTGCTGGAGTATCTCCTGCAGGATCACTAGGAATAGGTTCTAGAGGTGTTGATTCGATTCAACAAGAACATCCAATTGATACTCAAATATTCCCATACGAACTTAATGGTGTTGGATTACATAGAATTAATCATCAAACTCATACACTTCCATCAAGCACTTTACTAAAATCAGAAAGGGATCTTGATAAGTATCATATTCAGATACTTAGAGGTGATATTACAAATCCTGACCAAGTACCAAGTTTTACAGATGAAAATCAAATAGGTGGTTTAGAAGTAAGAGGATCACGAAATATACAATTTAATAGAATTACTCCTGTATTTGATGTAATTACACCTGGCGATGGTTCAACTGTAAATGCATCTATAAGAACTGTTACAGGAACAAGTTCTGGTGGATCTGAAATACCATTTATAGATGAAGGATTCGAGTCTGTCGCATTGAATGATGATAACGAATTAACCACTCCTAGAATTGTTGCATCAGATGTAAATGAGACTACAAAATTAACCACTCTTCCAAAAAATAAGTCATTTACACTTGGTTTAACTTTATCTGCTGATCATTCAAAGCATAGTAATTTATCGCCAAGGATTGATATTGTAGATAATGCTGCGATAGTTTTAGGTAGAAGTGCTTTGAACAATCCTATTAAAAATTACGCATTTGATAGTAGGGTCAATCTTACACTAGAAGATCCTCATGCTTCAAATTATATCAGTCAAGTTGTTACTCTTGATCAACCAGCAACATCACTAAAAGTATTAGTTAGTGCTTTTAGAGATTCTTCTGCAGACTTTAGAGTTTTGTATAAACTATCTCGTACTGATTCAAGTAATGTTAATCAAACATTTGAACTATTTCCTGGTTTCGATAATACAATTGACACTGATGGTGATGGTTTTGGTGATAAGGTAATAAACCCAATTAATAATAGTGGAAGACCAGATTCAGATATTCCAGCAAGTGCTGATAATCAATTCTTTGATTATCAATTTAGTATTGATGAACTTGAGCAGTTTAATGGATTCCAAATAAAAATTGTTATGAGTGGAACAAATGAAGCTAAACCACCAAGATTTAAGGATCTTAGAGTCATAGCATTAGCATAATGAAAACATTCAAACAGTTCAATGAAGAACTTCCAAAACCAGTAACTCCAAAACAAATTGATGTTGTT